GTGCCTGGAGCTTGTGGCACGTTCTCAACAGTAACCTGAATCTGTGCTGTAGAAGCCACAGGGCGTGAAAGAGTAAATGCAGTCGTAGACCCGTTACCGCTGAAGTAATCAACGGCTGGAGTAAACGCTTGTTGTTCTGGGGTATTACCTAAATATGGCATATTAGACCACCGATAGAGCTGAGACCCAACAATCTGCCGAGCTGTTTGCGCTCGCTGAAACCTTCAAAGCATCTGATGTCTGCAAAATCACACGGTTGCCCTGAATACACTCTAGCGATCCGCCAACAGGAACAGTGGCATTTCTAATCAAGAAATAATCTACTGCTGAACGAGTAACAAACGCACTAACCGTAATTGGTGATGTGCTTGTATTAGAGATAACCAAGCTAGATACAGCCAAAGTTCCTGAAGATACAGTGGTCAGCGAATTACCAGCTGTGCTTATGTTTTTTACCGCATACGATACGTTTGTGTATGTTGCCATTGTTTATCCCATCATAAATGCTAAGTAGTACGCATCATCCGCAGAAATTGTTGCAATCGGAGCTGATGACCAACCTGTACCTGTAGAAGTCAATACATTCCCAGCTGTGCCAGGTGATGTCAAACCTGTACCGCCCGCTGCGGCAGGTAGTGTGCCAGCAGTCAAAGCTGTTGCAGATGTTGAGTAAAGGGCGTTATTAGCGCCACCAAATGTTGTAAGTGTTGTGCCACCGTAGTTATACGCAATCGGTGTGCCTTGCCAAATACCGTTAGTGATAACAGTAGAACCACCCAAGTCTAAGCTGTTTGTACCCCAGTTTACTTCACTAGGAATCATGCCAAAACGACCCCATAGGCCAGCAATAGTACCGTTAGACTCTAAGAAAACTGTGGCATAGCCACCTGGCGCAACCACATCAATCGTTGCTCCAGCATTGTTTGTAACCGTTAAATTTTGGGTAGAGTCGTTATCAAAAATCCAAGCAGATCCATTTAATAAAGATGTAGCATCTGGCAACTTAAAGGTATGTGTTGATGTACCAATAAGTATTTGGAAATGTGGGGATGCTGGAGTTAATGTTTTTATGCCAGCAGAAGATGTTGTTATCTCTAGGCTTTGAGTGATACTATTTGTAACTAAGTTACCAGATTCATCAAAGTATGATGTGTACTGAACGCTTCCTGTTGTTCCTACTTGAAAACTAATCTTTCCATCAAGTAAGCTTGACAACTTTGTGCCAAAACCATCCTGGAAAATCATTTGGTTTTGTTGCGCAGTTGAGCTTGATCCACCAAGAATAGAATTGGCTGCTATAACACCATTTTCTACCAAAAGACTATTCGGTAAAATTACGTTACCGTTTACATCTAAATTAACGGATTTTTCAGCAGGGTAAGTTACAAATACAGAAGCCTGATTACCCGCTAAATTAATCTTGGCAGTCGTGCCTAACGAGTTAGAAAGAACTGTATCTCGACTAAGAGTGCCTGAACCTACCGTGCCAATACCCACTTCCCACGCTTGGGCAATGTTGTCATAAATGGTATAGAACGTAGAGTTTCCAGAACCAATCCCGCTAGAGAAAGTCTGGAAGCCAGGCACTGCACCTGTAAGGGTAAGCGTCCCCGTACCACTGGTAGAGGTATATTCTTGTACCCGATCAGCTACAAGGAACGCCATTTAGGACTCCTTAGCTAGTAGCGGTTGTGCTATATGTTACAGATACTGTATCGCCAGCTGTTGTAATCTTGGCAGTTGTGAAGTTACCAGCACTGTACAAAGTACCGCCTGTATTGTTCTGTGTGCTAGAAGCGCCAGAACCTAATACGAGGAAACATCCACCAACAGTACCGCCAGCACCAGTAATCGTGTAAGTAATCGGCGTAGCAGCTGATGTAGTCACGTTAGATGGTGTTGTGCCTGTAGATGTTGCAGATGCGAATACTGCTGTGCCACGAACTGGTGAACCGCCAACTGTGTAGTTAACAAACTCAGTCCAGCCAGAGTGTGATGTCATTGTGTCAGATGCAGCGAATGTTGAACCTGAACCAGAAATCAAACCTAAGAATGGGCCAGTAACAGAGTAGCTAGAACCCTTTAACAGAGTATCTAACATTAATTCTTTACCTACAGCATTAACTAGGTTAGGGAACTCTTCAGTCCACTTTAAATTACCTTGTGCGTCACGGCACTCAACGTGGTAATAGCCTTCAATACCCATGCCTTCAGCGGTTGCTGTATTAGCTTGAAGTGTGGCTACAGCCTGATCTCCGAAGCCTTGTTTCTCTTTGTGCATAAATGCTCCTTTAACTGATGCGTAAAACAGCGTTATTAGCGTCCGCTGTTGGGAAAGTTACTGTAAAAGTCTGATTTGAACAAGTCTTATCTGACCCAAAATTCAATACAAAACAAGCAGCGTTAGTAGTGCTATTGTAGATGAGCGCACCACGGCAAGTAAAGCTTGCATTAACCCAACTTGTCGTATTGAATGAAACATATGCTACCGTTCCACCACTGGTGGGAACAATCGGTGTAAGCACATTACCGCCAGCTGTATAACCCGTGCCAGTCACTTCATTCTGTGTGGTGTAAACCAATGTGTCTGCGCCCAAGTCTGCGTTGGCGTTGTATAAAGCAATCTTATAAACGTAAGGAGAGCCTGTATTAAAGTCCTCATCACCCTTTAATAGATTGGTTTTGAATACGGTACAGGCTGTTTGATAGATCATAATTTATTGTATTGCAGTGCTGTTTGACCAGAACGGTAAGCATCATTACGCTCAAGACCATCACCCAAGCGTTTGAGCTGACCAACGGCTTCTTGGTACTTAGCTTCAATGTTTTGAATCATGTCTGGCTCACCACGCATATAGATGTATGCCTCACGTAAAGCACCATATAACAACACAGGATCGTAGTTATCACCAAGCCATGATGTACCAGCGGTGACGATTGATTCTGGGTAATAGAAATAGTGCAACTCTACGTTGTAGTTAGCATCAGGCGTTGGGCCTAGAATGAATGACAATTCTGTTCTGAGCGTATATTGTGGGCCAAACAATGCGTAATAACGTGGCTCACCCGTAGCTGTTGGGTCTGCATAAGCAGCACGGATAAAGTTAACATCTTTGTTTAACAGATACTCATACTCACCATTGGTTCTGATAACAGCCATGGAGTAAACCGATAGGAAGTCGGCAGGGCAAGAGAGATACTTGTTGTTAAGAGTTAGCGTGCCTGTTACGTTCTTACGCAAAGCTGGAATCTGAACGCTGTTATAAATGCGCTCTTCTGCTTGCTGAACAAATGTGGCAATCTGTTGGGCAGACGTGAGGTTACCCGCCGAAGCTGGGAAATCGTTCTCAGCGTATGCTTGGATTCGAGCGGATAACTCTGTGTAATTCATTAGCCCATTTTCCCGCTAATCTTGCGACCTTTAGTGGCAGCACCATAACCACGCATCTCACCAACACCATATGGGTTGATTTTAGAGTAGTTACCTTTGCTGATACCACCAACAGAAATGTTTAACTTGGTCATGCACTCTGCACCAGACTCTTCTTTAAGAATAGCTTCGGCAGTTACTTTCTGACCTTTCATTGTGTGTGGCTCTGCATATACGCTGGCTGGGCCAACTTCTTTGCCACCACGCTTCATAGAATATTTAGCCATGATTAGCCTCTTTTTTGAGCAGCGACTTTAGCCAAGCCACGACCCATAGTTTTCATATCAATGTTCTTTTTACCGCCTTTAGAACCGCTATGCTTTGGGCCTTTTTCAATACCTACTGTTTTGCCTGTATCGCCTAGGTTTTTACCTTTGGTTTTGCCCTTTTGTGTTACGCCGTCTGCGCCTTTTTTGTACATGATTACTCCTAAGTAATTGTTACTGTTACCGAACCAATTTGTACGTTCAATATTAAATCATTTGGCGTCAAATTGGTATCAAAACTTCTTGCTCCACCGACTGGTGCCCAGCCCCACTGGAACTCTCTACTACCACCCTCTGGGAATCCTACTCCCAACTCAGATGTGCTATCTGTTAACAACTCCTGCAATCCACTAGAACCAGATGCTCTATAACTCACATCAGGGCGTGGATTACGCACTGCCTGTGGGTCATTAACAGGATATAAACCCAAAGAAAGCTGTGGCTGGTCAGGTTCCCAGCACTCAGGACAAACCAAGATGTTGATGTTCTTGGTCTTAATCGTCAGCTTTCTAAGCTGTTTTAACTTGTATCTCTGCGCACAGCGATCACATTCAGCAATCGCATATTTGCCAGATGCAAATTGACTAGGCATAGAACATATTCCTTGGGACTACACGCCATGCAGCCTTCTCACGATCCTCGTCAGCGGCTAATTGGAACTGCTGTTCATAGTCCTGTTTCAGCATCAAAATACGGTCTTGTGTCACTTCAGGTTTCTTCATGGCTATGTAATAAGCCAAGCCAGCCACCATGCAGGTAATAAAGCGAAATGGGATATCTTGGGTATTTACACCACCCCCAGCGTCTTGCATACGGCGTAGGCGGTAATAAACGAATGTATATTGGTTACCAGGCGCATTAGGCGTTGGCCATACGTTAATACATGGCAGGTTCTGAACAGTCACAGCAGCGCCGTTATTGTGAGATGCGGCAGTGGTGTTGTTCTGTCCACGGAATACGTTGACTAACTGGTTTCCAGAGATATTAGAATAACCAATGGTCTCGTTATCAATCTTAATAAAGCCTTGAGTAGCCAAGCCAACAGTGGAATTCAGGTTGATTACGGTCGTAGTACTGGAAACGTTGCCACTCAAAGTCAAAGAAGTGGGGTTGCTTTCGCCAGTTTGACGGTTAATCCACACCTGAATTGGTCGCCCTTGGGCTAACTTATTAGGAATCTGTAAGTATGTTGGCTCTGCAATACGGCTGATATTGATATCTATCTGGTTTGGGCCACCGTTATTTTGGCGCACAACATGGTCTAAAAGGTCAATAGTGTCCGTTGGAATTGGATATAAACCTTGTCCTGTCACCATAGGGATTTGACCCTGCTCTACAGTCCATAGGTTTAAGCCACGGTTAGCCCACTCAATGGTCATCAAGTTCAACGATCTGCGTGCCGTGCGGAAGTCGTAACCAGTACGCAGTTCCAAACCGCAACGCTCAAAAGCCTCTTCGATTAAATCGTTAAGGTCTAAGTTGAATATTGATTGACCTTTAGTTGTCATTATTTCTTCCTTGCGGCTCTAATGTTGTCCACTAAGTTAGGGTATGGACGACCTGCTGCTTTTGCCATAGCCTTAGCTTTAGCCTTCTTTGCTGGCGTTAACTTTTGAGGTTTGCCCAAATCCTTGGGACGCTTCTTTTCCCAGATAGCACCGCCATCAGCATACATATCCACGTCTTGTGGTTTGTCCTTACGGTGAATGACTTTTTTGCCTGGCATCTTGCTAGGCATAATTGCACCCATACCTCTGCTTGGTCTCATACCATTTTGCCTTTGGTTTTACCCTTAGTAGCGCAACCGTCAGCACGCTTAGAGGCTGATGAAACAGAACCACCAGACTTGAACTTAATAGCGCTCTTGATACGCTCTTTAGTCTTTTGGAATAGCTCTTTAGCTGCCTTATCTTCGTCCTCAATCTTCTTTTGTGCAGATTGATTCTCGGCTTCGTATTTCTCGTAGCCTTTTTGAGCTTTAGCCAGTTCTGGATCGTAGCCCTCTGGCATCATTGGGGGGTTCTTTTTATCAGCCATGATGATTCCTTAGCAATATTTCTTGGTCTTGCCGCCAGAAGCCATCTTAACCATGGTTCCTTTGGTCTTGCCCTTAATCTCTACGCCACCGCCACGAGCCATCTTGTGCATACGGCTTTCGTGAGCCTTAACTTCTTTCTTGGCAATAGTCTTGCACTCAGCCATACCGCCTTTAGCATAAGCCTTACCGCCTTTTTTCATGCCTTTAGCTTCAGCTTCTTCGTGCTTAATCATAGATGCAGGAGCACCCTTTTTCTTCATGAAGGAGATTTCCTTCTTTACCATTGCTTTAGATTCTTTCATATCACCACCTTTGGCAAACTTTTTGCCCTTATCTGCTTTAAGAAATTCCTCGCCAACTGAGCTAGGAACGCCGACTTTCTTTGCGAACGCTGGGTTTTTAGCCACAGCCGCCATAAAATTGTGTTGCTTTTTGCTAGTTGATGGCACTTCTCTGCTCCCTGATAAATGTGTCTAACTTAGCTTCCAAGCGGTCTAAACGATCTAACACACGGTTTATATCGTGATGAACCTCTTGCTTGGTCACATACTCTTTAGCTACTTCTTCACGGGTGCGATTCAAAAGGATGGTTACTCGAGATAGCTCTTCTTTAGTCTGATCTAACTCTTTCTCTTTACCTTTAACGCCCCAACCAACAAGTCCAACGACTATGGTTAATAGTGCATTCCATATCATTGATGCTTCAATCATTTACATCCCCATCTCTTCAAAGATGCCGCCTTACGAGTTGGACGACCTTTTTCGTCCTTCATAGGGCCTGGCATACCACTCATACGGGCGCAGAACGACTTTTTACGTGCTGCGTCTTTCTTAGTCTTTGGATTTGGTGCTGGCGCTTTTAGGTTTGAGCCTGTTGCCGCATTGTATTTGGCACGACCCTTAGCAGTAAGACCAGCCCCCTGAGATACAGGGAGCTTCTCACCACGACCTACCGCCAGCGAGGGGTTCTTTTTAGGCATAGAACACCGTAGCCGCAGTGTTGGCTCCAGACAAAGCTAGGTAAACGTTGCTTTCAAACAACACACCTTCTGCTGGAATCAAAACGTTGAACGGTTCGCCATTCGCAATGGTAGGAATCAACATGATAGAAGTGCCACTAGCGCCACCATCTTTGAACTCAATACTACCGTTTGCAGAACCAGGAATTACAACTACGCCTCTAAGTCTAGCTCTTCCGTCATAGACTGTAGACGAAGTAGTGACACTCTTGGCCATTACATCGGTTTGCATACCCATAAGGGCCTCCTAATTAGGTAGCTGATAAAGCGCCGAGTGTGTCGCAACGGAACCATGTAGATGCATTAGCAAAAGCTACTACTGGAGCGCCGTTAGCGCCATTAGATACATAAACAACTTTGCCAGCGCCAGCAGCAGGAACTGTTGATACTGTGTAAGCTGTTAGAGTTACTACGCCTGTTACGTTGCCTGTAACTGCGCCGATAAAGCCATTGTCTGATGCGACTGGGCCAGAGAACGTGGTACGTGCCATGATATATCCTTCATACAAAGTTAGCGCTTATTAGTCTTGTATGCGTCTGCCGAGCCAGTCTAATAAGCCGATTATCTCGGTTTCAGTAATCTTACTCTATTTAAAAAAATATGCAATAAAAAAAGGAGGCCGAAGCCCCCTTTTTCTTCTGCACATTAAGCGCCTGGAGAACCAAAGACGCCGAGTGGATCAGACCAGCCGAAGCTATAACGCTCACGAGCCTTGTAACGTACGTTACCAGTGTCAAAGTCACCGTCCATGCTTGTTTGCATTGGAGTACGAACAAAGTGCTTGAGGCCGTTAGGCACATCAGTTGTCAAGAACCATGCATTGGTGTCTGTCAAGAAGTGGTTAATTGTGTAACCTTCTGGAATAGAACCGTTGTTCTTGATTGCGTTGATGTCGTTATCAGCTGTACCAACACGCAATTCAGTTTCGAGCAAACGTGTTGCAACGAACTGTAATGCAGGTGGAACGACCAATTTCTTAGGTTTAGCAGCGATCAAAAGACCACGTTCGTCTGTCCAACCAGCGATTTGAATAACAGCATTTTCCAATGATGTTTCGTTCAAGTCAGCGTTGGTAGAAGGACGGTTGCTGTTAACACCACCAGATACTAATGGGTGATCTGTAGAGAACAATGTAACGCCGTCACCACCAGTGTAACCAGCTGTGAAGCCCCTGTTCAATACGTTAGCAGCTTTAACCTGCTTTGTGTAAGCCATAGCACGAGCTAGAGCCTTAGTGTAACGACCAGACAAAGAGTCATAGAGGTTGTCCTCGATTGCCTCTTCAGTCAAGCTGAAACCTAAAGCGATAGTTTCGTGTGTATAGCGTGATGTCCATGCTTCTTGAGCATTGTCATAAGCGATGGCAGAGCCTTCGTTTTTGACAGGAGCTGCTGAGAAACCAGACAACTTAACTTCTTCTTCAAAAGAACGCTCAGAAGTTTCTGTTTCATAAACTTCTTTGTGCTCTTCGCCATAACGAGCATACTCCATGCCGAACAAAGCGTTCAAGCCTGGGAGTAGCTCTTTCAGTAATTGCGCACGTGAAATAGCCATTTAATATGCTCCTTATGCGTAGTCGTTGCCAGCTGTGCGGCTCAACTGTGGGTTGTTCAAAACAACTAAAACTTCAACGAAGTTAGTTGCGTTAATTTGTGTGTCAGGCACAACAGATACAACCTTAACAGGCAATGTAACTGCGTTACCAGCACCAGCTGTAGGAACTACAACAGACTGGCCAGAATCACCAGTAGTAGCAGAACCAGTACCTTGACGGACAGCCAAGTTAACACCAACGGCAGCTTGAGTTACAGAAGTAATCGTAGCGTTGCCAGAGAATGTTACGGCTACCTTGAAGGCAGCTTGTGGGTCGATAACAACATAAGCCTTAGCTGAAGAAGCAGCAGCGTTACCTGGGTAATACTGAGCTTGAACAGTTTGACCTAAAGTGTTTACATATTGACAGCCCATGAACACACCAGCAGTTAAATTACCAGCAGTTGTAGAGTTATCGGTTACGCCAGATTTGGCAATAGTTCCACCTGTGATGTAAACCAAGTCACCGTTGTAGATTGCTGTGTTGTATGTAGATGCAATCGGAATTAACTGAGTTGCACCTGCATATGGCAGGCCATCTAGACGGTTAACTGGATTAAAACCAGTTGGAGCTGAAACGGTTGGATAAGCCATTTATTTACTCCTAAATTAAAAAAGTTTACTTGCCTCTACCGAATGACACATTAGATTTTCTCTCACTATAAAGAGGCATCCGTGGGTCATTCTCTCTCATAAAGCTATTGTCTACCGCCTTCGTCTGAGAATCTGTCAAGTCTTGGTAATATTTATTACGCTGCTCAACAAACTCCTTCGGAGTCTTGCACAACAATAACCCGCCAATCTCAATGCTGCCTTGGAAGCGGCTGTTGGGATCGACTAGCAGTTTAAATTTTGGTTGCTCTTCAATGGTTACTGGCTCCCAGCCTTCACGCAACTTTGACGATACGTTACGTGGGTCTGCTTGCCCGTTCATTGAAACACGCACCCAACGGTACTCAAATCCAGGTTGCTTATCTGGCTCGGGCAGAAGTTCAGGTGGCATCCACTGCTTTGGACGCTCTGTAGTTGCTCTGGTTTCGATCTCTCGTGGTACTCTGTTCGTAGTCATTACTGACCTCCTGTTTTAACGTATTGGGCGACATACTGCTCTGGTGTGATTCCTAGTTTCTTAATCAAGTTAAGCTGCGACTGCTTTAACCTCACCTTTTTCGGAGATGTGGTTCTAGTCGCTGGTGCTACCACCGTACTAGGTTTCTTTACCTCTTTTACTTCTTCCTTCACTTCTTCGCCGAACTGATCTGGGAAGTACTTACGCATCGTCTCATCAATACGCTTGTAATACTCATCAGTCGTTGCATATGCCAATCCATGCTCTTCAATCATCTGTTGGTGTGCGCCCAACGCCAGACTGGTCATAAGTTTATCTGAACCAAACCAAGGATTGTTTTCACGCCATCTCTCGGCTCGAGGATCAGATTTTGGCTCCTCATACGACTGTTGAGGGATTTTTACTTCATTTTCTTCCTCTTGTAAAGCACTTTTTTGAGGAACAAATGTTTCGGCACGCTGAACTTTGAGTCTTGCTTGAGTTAATTTGTCCTGAGCGTCCACAATTCTGTCGGGGTCTCCAGACTCATAAGCCTCTTTGTACTCACGTTTTGCCATCTCTACCTCTTGTAGAGCAGCGTCCTTGTAAGTGTTTACGAGTTCTTGCTCGCCAGTGGTGAGACGCTCTTTGAGCTTTTTGTTCTCTTCCATGATCTTGCGAGCCAGCTCAATCGCTTCCTGCTGTTCACGCAATGCTGCTTCTTTAGCACGGCGCTCATCATGCATCACCTTCTTGAACTGCTTAATCTTCTTCTTGGCTTCCTCGGAATACTCTTCCAATTCGTCCTTTTCTAAAGACTCAACAAACTCTGGGTCTGAGGGCTTACGGCCACGATCCTCTTCAGGTGTGTCGTCCTCAATCTCAATCTCAATCTTTTCGTCAGCCGCAGCTTCCATTTCGATTTCGACTTTATCGTCTACTTCGTCTGGGAATTTAAATTCCGCTTTCTCAAAATCAGGCATCGTACCCTCCTTTATTTACGTTTAATGCCACGTGGATCGTCCACAACGGCTTCAACGGTGTCATCGTTAATAATACGGAACTCACGGCCATGAATAACAAGGCGTGTTCCAGAGTTAGGTCTTACTAAAATGAAGTCACCCTTCTTGCACCATGGGCCAGTAGGGAACTTAGCTGGGTCTTTATAACAATCAGGACCCATCTCAACCACGAACAAAACGGTTGTCAGGACTTCTTCATAATGTATGGTCGTATCAGCTTTAATAAGACCACTCTCGTACTCTTTTTCAACCTCTGGAATGGCGCACAAAATGCGATAGCCAGATGGTTTTGGGAGTTGTGCTGCTTTCTCTTCTGCGGTTGTGCCTACGACAGCTTCACCGATTGTTTTTACTTCTACTTCATTGGCGCTCGAGTCCAATAGAATTTCACTCATCCGAGTTCTCCATTCTTTGTTTAAGGTCTAATGCATATCCCCTAGCAGTAAGCAGACCTTTGATCTCACCACAGGTTCTCTTGTATTCATCAAACGTGGCAACGTTGCCAGTTGCGATGAATGCTTGTAGTTGCTGGATTTTGTCGTCAATCTCACCAACTATCAATTCGATTTCTTTCATTCATTTCCTTTCGGTTTTGACATATCTCTGGCAATTTCGATGCCAGCACGCAAACCTTCCATTTGACCACGGAGGTCTAAATCAGCCTTCTGCGCAGCAGCTTTCGCACCTGCTTGCATACCAGCGATTTCCTTTTGAGCGTCAATTCTTGCTTCTTCCAACTCAAGACGTGCGGCTTTATCGGCAGCCTCAACCATGTCTTTCATCTTCTTACGCTCTAATTCGCCTTGCTTAATAGCCAACTCTTGCTGTTGCATTTGGACTAACGGATCCTGCTGCATCTGTTGAGCTTGCTCTTGAGCGGCAATAGCCTGATTTCTCTGTAACAGCATATTTGCGGCTTGTGCTGCCAACTGAGAAACCTGAACTTCCATACCTTGTGGCATTCCTTCATCGTCAATCTTGTCTGGAGCTGGGAGTGCAGTGCCCATTAGCTCTTCCATTTGCTTGCGATATTCAAATGCCAAGTGTTCAGCGATGTGAGCTTGGAAAGCAGCGCTAATTTGGGACGCAAACTGGCTCTGACCAATCAATTGCTGAATCTTAGGGTCTTGCATAGCCGCCATATGAACCTGAATATGTGCCTGATGGTCTTGATACAAGAACGCTTTTGCAGGTTTTTGGTTCATCATGTTCATGTTTTCAGTAATTGGGTCTACTGGCTTCTGATCTTCTGGCAATTTCACCAACTTTTCAGCGTTCTTAATGCCCAAAACCTCCAACATTTGGCGGTGTAATACGGGTAAATCGTAGATTTGTGGTGCTGTTTGTGCCAATTGGAGTGCAGCTTGGTACTGAACAACCTTCTGAGACATGGTTGCAGCGTTCGGATCGCTGACAGGGATGACATCCACCATGTCATAGTCACCCTTTTTAGCACGGCGAGTACCTTCAAATGGCTCATAGTTGTATTCATCTGGAGTGTAATCACGAATGATGTCTTTCAAGAGCTTTAACTCTTGCTTCATGGAGTAATGAACACGGGCTTGTACCGCACTCATCACCTTCAACTGTCTTTCTAACAAAGCCAATGTGGTTCCAACAGGAGCTTGAGCGCTCATGTCGCTGACCTTCATATCAGATGCAGAGGCAAAACGGCGACCTTCATCAACAATCTGGTTCATCAAGGCCAACAACGTCTGACTTGGCTCCTTATATGGCAAAGTCATGATGTTGTCTTTGATAGTTCCGCTTGGAACGTCTACATCTCTAAACTCACCAGGAGCAGTCGGTGTCTCATCACCCTTGATACGCAGACCACGGGTCTTAAATCCACCAGGTAGATTAGATAAAGTACCAGCATCTACGAGCTGACGAATCAAACTTGTACCTGACTTGGCAAAAGCGCCAATCAAGTGAATCAAACCAAAGCAGTAAAAGCCAAAGCCAGGGACATAGCCATAGTGAACGAAGTGTGTGCGCTTTCTCTTCTGCTTATCATCTGGGCGCCAGTTACGGCGGATGGCCAAAATAGTATTTGTGCCCTTCTCAATGGTCACAACATAAGGCAGAGCAACACCATCTTCTGATTCATAACCAGGAAGGTCTAGGTCAACGTGCATTTCCAACAGTTTGTATCTGTCATCCACGCTTGCCTTAAAGCCCATCTTTTCGGCAATCTTCTTTTCTACTTCATCTAACGTATTCTGTGGGGCGCCGATCTCTACATCACGGTAGAAACCTGCCACTTGTAAACGGCGCAGTTCATTCTCTGTCTTGCGCATCACATGAGTAACACGTGGAGAAGTTTCTAAGTTAGAAGCGCCATAAGGAACAACTAAGTCCTCAGCAGGAACGAACATCGCAACTTGGCGTTCCATGTGTGGGTCATAGTAAACCTTCTTAAAGGCATTACCTGCCAGACCTAATCCCCATGCCATGCGCTCATGCTCAGGACGATACTCCGTCATGATGTCCATGATCTGGTAATTCATATCCGCTTGAACACGAGAAGCAGCGTCTTTCTTCTCTGGAGTTTCTTTGCCAATGATTTGCGTTCTCACTGGGCCAGCAGCTGGTAATGTTTCAGAGACCAACTCGGCTTGGAACTTAACAAGAGCTTCAGACAATAGAGGATGATAAACACCACAAGCGCCTTCCCATGGCTCTGTGCGCTCTTCAATCTTCATTCCCAAAAGTTCTAGACCATCGACATAAGTGTCCATCCAGTCTTTACGAGAATTAATGTCCTCATCAAATTCGCTGGTCAACTCTGATGCCAGAGACTGTAGCTCTTGGTCGGAAATGTATTCGGCTAGGTTGGCATCAAAATCGTCATCGCTATCTTCTTTGCCAATCTCAATCTCAAGTCCGCCCATCTCAATGGAGACAGATTCAGGATCTTCAATCTCAATTTCAATCTCTGGCAAATCTTCTGCCTCAGATGCGATACCCACGGGTGCTTGATAAAAACCTTTTTCGATTGCCATGATTGTCCTTAGTAATAAGCTCTACGCTTTTGGGGAATATAGTCGTCAATGTCGTCTGTGTCTAGACGGAGGAATCCACCTTTGCGGAAGCGAATGAGGGCTTGCGTGCTTGAGTCAACCAAGTCATCATGATCTGAATTTGGGAACGCAGCCATCTCTTCTATCACTTCCTCCGCCCACCGTGTCCTCGGCGCCCAGACCTTTCCAGACGCAAATAAATCTGACACAGAATTAATACGAGCAATCTTATCATTACCCCTTGACGGAGTAAACTCAGAAACAGGAATTCCTCTCTGTCTTAACTCATAAATAAGTGGACTACCTGCCGCTTTTGCTTCCACAATGAACGCATCTGGCTCCCACTCCATGTAGTGCTGATACGCCCGCTCCTTCAATTCTGGGAACTCCATCCTTTCCTTAAACGCATCCAAAAGAATCACATTAGGATCATCTGGATTCTCATCCTTATAGAAAACTCCCCATGTCGTACACGCAGAATAGTCGCTCCGCTCATTCTTCGTAAACGCCGTGTCCCAACTCTGGATAATAAATTCACAAGGCGGAGGTCTTTCTCCCTCCCACTCCTTCCACCACTCCCTCTTAACAATCGCCCCTTCTTCAGAAGTTGGTTGTTGTTGGTACTGAGCATTCCACTTGGATAACGGCAATTCGAGCTTCAGCGCCTCTAATTCCGCAAGACTCCAGAACTCTGGCCATAAGGGAAGTCCACTGGGAAGAATCGCAGGAAAGTCGATGATTTCCCATTCTTCGCCATCCTTGTCAATCCAGCTCTGGACAATCCTGCCCGTCAAATCCCTTTTCGCCCAGCGTGTCATAACAATCACAATAGAACCACCAGGCTGTAAACGCTGACGTGGACCAGATGTATACCACTCATATACAGAATCAAAAACACTGGGATCACTCGCCGCCAGCTTTGCTTCCTGTTCAGAATGAGGGTCATCGATAATAAGTAAGTCCGCACCTTTACCAGTGACCGTACCGCCCACACCGATAGCGAAGTATTCTCCGTTATGGTTTGTGGACCAGCGACCCGCCGCTTTGGAATCATGGCGCAAATGCACGTCTGGGAATATCTTGGCATATTGCTCAGAATCCACAAGGTTACGCACCTTACGACCAAAACCCACCGCCAGTTCCGCTGTGTTAGAACACTGGATGATCTTCTTATTAGGAAACCGCCCCAAGAACCAAGCGGGCAACATATAAGAAGCAAACTCAGACTTGGTATGTCGAGGAGGCATATTGATAATAAGTCTCTTTACCTTCCCCTCTGCCAACTCCTGGAATTTTTTGGCCATGACCTTATGGTGTCTGCCATCTATAAACCCTGGCCACATTTCCTTCACAAACGGGATGAATTGATTCTGCGCCTTCTCGCGCACTACCGAATCCTTATAAGTCTTGGCAAGAGCTAACAACTCCTCCTGCTCATGCTCAGGCAAGCTCTCTATCAACTTCAGAATCTTACTCACCTAAACTCCCCAAATCCTTGATCCGCATATAACTCGGACGCACCGTCCTCCGCTTATTCGGATGCTTCTTACATATCCCCAACCTGACCAAATCATTTATGATCCGACTCACATTCGACCGAGACCTGTCCCCCGTGATCATCATGATCTCATCTATAGAAGGAGCATAACCAAACTTCTTCCACCAATGCTCAATCACCGCATATACGTCACTTTGCCTTGGGGTCATCTATCCTCCCAAAAGATACCTTCGGCCCACGAACTAAAATTTCAATATCAGCAGCATCCTTATCTACATCAAATTTCGTATTGGTCCCAAGCGTAGTATTGCCACAACTAAAACACTGGGGCGTTGTCGGAGAATAACACTTCCCACACCCTGGACACATCCATCCGCTATTTAACATAATATCCCCCTACCCCTTCTGGATAGTATCTAAATTGCCATGGGGGGTGTTTCCCATACCACCTTCGGCCGATGCCTGGGAAATTTCACTACCCCCTACCCCCTCTCGAAGTGGAAACGTTTCCACCTCATTTTTTTCCTCTTTAAAATCAACATCTTGCACAAGTGGATCCTTACAGGAAGCTGACTGGAGTTCATTTGGGGATGATTGTTTGAGTGGAACATTGTGCATATCTGCGCCCATAACTTCCCTAATCTCATCGGGGGGTTGGGGGTGGGTGGGTTCGCTAGAATCCTGATTTTTTGCGCCTGAGATTTCAGCTAGTAAGCTCTCTCCGTCATCGTCTTGGAGTTCTCTTATCTCTCCGCCTACGATGTCTTTAAGCTTTGCCATCAAGTCCGCCTTGACTTTGGCTGATTCGTGGATAACGAGGCTTTCCTTGCGTTCCACAAATGCGCCCACCTCTGCCACATTACCCAAGAGCTTGAGAGCATTAAGCCTTACAGATGGTTTGATATCCTCAGAGATAGCGTGTTTGACTAGCTCATTGATTACTAGAGCCCTCAATTGAGCAGGGGTTCGATGTTTCTCAGCCTCTATTGCCTCTTTATAAGCCTCGATGGCGAGGGCGACGCTAGGCTTTTGGCTGAGGCGGGAACTATCTACACTGACGACTTTACTACTTGCCTCTGTGTTATATGCCTCTCTATACGATTGAGCCTTACTTTTGCCAAGGGCAACATTACGGGCGAACTCCCTCTGCTTTGGTGTCAGGTTGACCTTCTGCCCCTTGCCTGACAATAGCGATTCGATTGGCACTTGTTCTAGTCCCTCTTTTATCTGCCTCTTAGTCAACTTAGCCATGATTGAAAATCCCCTAGCGTTTTTTGCATCTTCGCATTATGTTAAATCCACCCAAACCACAGGTATAAAGTGAGAACAAATATAACACATAAAAAGACTGTATGAAAGAACAGTGATATTTATCACAATGTGAAATATAAATACTTGAATAGTCATCAAAACTATATACAATACAACATATGCGATAGAGATATTGCATTGTATATAAACACTACCAAAAGGATAGA